GTTAACATGGTCCTTAAGAGTTATTTTGGCGGATTTTTAAACACCATTATAGCTAAACATCATGAATGCATGTACACTATTGGCTTTAACCCATACAAGGAAGCTACGCTTCATATGTTAGATTTTAATCTAATAGATGGCATCGTGGTTAGTTCAGACTTTAGTGGCTTAGATAAATCATTTCCAAAAGAACTCATTACCGGATTTGTAGAAGCAGTGTCACGCGGGAAATGGAATAAAAATATAGAAACAGCACTTAGTAAGACTTTAACATACACTTACCATAGTTTGAATGGGCACATATACCCAGTCGATTGTGGTAATGAGTCTGGATCATATGTAACAACCATGATCAATTGCTATGCTGTTCATTTTGTAAATTGGTACACATTTACTAGAAAATGGAAGGAAACATATAATATCATGCCAAGTTTAAAAGATTTTGAAAATAACTTCTGTCAAAAAATACTTGGTGATGACTGTATCAGGAAAATATCATACCGGTTAAATATGACTTTTGATGACTTAGCAAAAGATGCAGCTTTATTCAATCTTATATTGACGAAGCCTAAAACAGACGGAGAAGTATCTTTCTGCTCACGAATTTACAAAATGATACGTCCTAATATTTATGCTCCATGTTTGAAAACATCATCAATAACATCATGCTTGTTCTATTTAGCTTCTGAAAGTAAAGATCAGGTAGCAATGAACATTAATATAGCTTTATTTGAAGCTTCTCTACATGGAAAGGAATACTTTGAACAGATATCAAAAGGTGCAATAGCTCTTGCTAATCATTACAACCTCGTAATTGACCTCTATCCTCATAAATGCTATATAGATTATTTTATTGGTTATGTCTTAAATGACACAAAACATCCAACTTTACAGGCAGTTGGGGGCCTCTTAACTCAATCAATTGAATCAAACGCTTCTGATTTTTCTCCTCAGAGTTTATTACAAAAACAAAAATTCAATAAAATGGCAGATATGTGGCTTAATGAATATGTCCAAAGTCAAAGACTTGAAGTTCCTATCTACACATATTCTATGGATGGTAAGACCGAATGGGATGTAGAAATTCTTTTAAAACATCATAAGAATCAATACAAAGCGACTGGACATGGCAAAACTAAACAAGATGCTAAAAGAACAGCTTGTTCTAATTTAAAAGC